TCACCCTCGAAGATCGCCGGCAGACCAGCGCCCTCGAACAGTTGCGCGAGCAACTGGCGCGACCAGGGGACCGGCGCTTCGGCCATTGCCAAGTCCTTTAGGAAGTTGCCCACCTTTTCGAGGTCGATGCGGCCCGCGGAGGAGTGTTTGAGCTTCAGCGGTTCCTCGAGCTGCAACCCGTTCAGCCGTAGCAGGCGCGGAAAGCCGTAGCGGTTCATCACGTCACAGCCGATGTCGAGCGTCGCATCGACGGCGAGGCCGAACATGTCGCTCTTGATGTCCACCATCGCGTATGAGCCGAGCGCGTCGAGCCCCACGAGGATGAAGTCGGCGAGCACGGAGGCGGCGATGTCCTGTCGGTAGCGACGCACCACGTCGTCGGCTTTCACCTGGCGCGCGCCGCCGGTGCTCGTGAGTTTGAAGTCCCACCCGAAGGGGAGGATGAGACCCTCGAGCTCGTCCCGACGAACCCCGGTAATCATCGCCTTCACCCGTTCATACAGTTCCTTGTTCTCTTCCGCGAAGATGTCCACGCCCTCGGGCGCCGTGGCCTGCGGCAGGCCCGCCAGATCGCGCTCGATGCCGATGGCCTCGGTGGACTGGATTTCGCGCAGGTAGAACCACGATTCCATCGCGTTGCGGAGGATCGAGCGGCCCTCGGGGTTATTGCGGGTGGCCTTGGTGCGGAACAGCAGCGCCTTCTGAATCGGGATCACGTGGCGACCGCCATGCCAGTCGATCTGTTCCATTGCACGCAGGCCCGAGTAACCCTGGAACTCCCACCGCAACAGAGTTTCCTGTGCGCACACGGGGAGCTTGCGCCAGCCGATCAGACCGTCCTCGTATTCGCTCGAGGCGGGAGAGGTGTCTTCCTCGGTTTCGGCGATGTCGAGGAAGTTCTCCCGCTGCTGGCCGTTGCGCTTCTTATACACCGACTCGTGGAAGGACCACCCGAAGGGGAGCATGGAGAGAAATTCGCTCACGAAGTCTCCCCACGTGTGGCTCATGTCGTGCATGCAGGATTCCGCGAACTCCGTCGCGAGCATGCCGTTTGCCATCCGCTCGGAGCCACCCTCGACGCGGTATTCGGCTTTGCGCGCGAGCATCTCGACGGCGTAGAGGATCCCGCCGACGACCGCCGAGTTGTCCATCACTTCGCGGTAGGCCCATGCTCCCGTTTTGCCCTGGAGCTTCTGCAGCCACTCCTCGAGCACGAAGCCGCCGTACTGGCGCAGGCCGGAGGTGCCGATCTGCTCGAACGGGCTGAACTGCTGCATGCCCAGACGCGGATCGCGGATGGCGAGATCGAGGCCGTAGTTGACGCGGCCGTTGGCAGTCGCGGTGTCCGCCATGAGCCTCCTCTCCTAGCTGACCATCGCCCGCTGGCGGGGGAAGTCCCAGCGGTTTGATTCGCCGACGAGCATCGGCGCGCGCACCGGGCCTCGAGCCGCGGACCAGAACGCGTACACGCAGGCGTCGCCGTCGTCGGGCGAGCGGCCGAGGCGTTTGCGGATCTCGTCCTTGAGCTCCACCTTGATCCGCCCGGAGGAGTGTTCCTTATGGCGCGGGGTGACGAGGTCGCCGATCAGACGGTCATCGGGCGGGAGCGCCACCTCCTTGCCGTTTTCAGGGTCGAGGATGTCGCGCATATACCACCACGCCGCGGCGCGCAGATTGAGCATTTCCAACTGGCCGGTGATGTCCCGCAGCGAGGAGTCATGGTGGGAGGAGACGAAGGGTTTGACGCGAGCGCCCTGCTCCTTCAGACGGGCGCAGACGCCGGCGTCGGCCTGGTCAACGATCGCAAGAGGGAGGTTTTCGTTCGCCCGCAGCACGCGCACGAGCTTGCCGGCGGTCTCCATCGCGTCCTGCTTTGAGAAGCGCTCGATCTTGCGCAGGATGAAGCCATGGCGGTAGCAGAACACGGTCTTGTCGCGCCCGGTGGTGGCGACATCGACGCCGATCGCCGACAGGGGGCCTAGCTCTGTCCAGCGCGCGTCGTTGAGCGCCTCCCAGCGCGCGACGGCGAGTTCGATATGGCTCAGCGGGATCACCCCGTCCTCTTCTCGAGAGGCGAAGTTGCCAAGCACACGGTTGATGTAGAGAGCCGAGTCGGCGCCCCACTGGCGCTTCAGGCGCTCCGCTTCATTCGCCGAGATGCGGCGCGCTTTGATCGCATCCGCCAGCGAGATGTGCACGGGTTCCCACGGCTCGAGCCCCGCGCGGCGCGCGTGGATCTCGTAGAACCGTCCGGTCGGCTCTCCCGGCGTCGAGGAGGCGATCGCATAGGCGAAGTTGCCCGTGTCCTCGCCGGCGCCCATGAAGGCTCCCTCGGTCGCGTCGAAGGTCTCCGTGGGAATCGTCTTGGCCTCGTCGTAGATGAACAGGACTTGGTCGGCGTGCATGCCCTCGATCTTGGCCGGGTCATCGCTCGAGGCGGCGAACGCGATCCCATGGGCGAGGCGAAGTTCCTCGTCCATCAGCTCGACCTTGGGCATGAACGGCGGTCGCCCGATCTTCTTCCAGTCGAGCCGATTGGCCCATTTGTGGATCTCCGGCCAGAGGTAGATGCGCAACTGGCGGAAGGCCGACGCGGTGGTGCCGATCTTCCAGTCCTCGCCGAGCAGGTCGCGCGTGAGCGCGAACCACAGCACCAGCCAGGCGTTCGTCGTGGTCTTGCCGGTCCCGTGCGGCGAACGGACAGCGAGGCGGTTCTTCTCGACCATGAGCGCCATGTTGCGCACCTGATAGTCGGTCGGCCCTTGGCCTGGGGGCCAGATCATGCACTCGCGGACGAAGCCGCCGGGGTCGTCGTGGTATGCCGACATGCGCCCCGGAGCCGGGGCGAGCATGTCCGCTACGCGCTCGAGATCCTTCATCGCGGCCAGCGCCAGGTGCCCGGATCCGGGTATTCGCGGATCACCGCCGGCGGGATGTCCCACTCCTGGTAGCAGCCGGCGAGGTTCTCCGAGTGGGGCGACTCGACCTCGAAGTCCTCCGCCTCGCGGCGCAGGCCGGGCTTGCCGCCGGTGAACACCGTGAGATGCACGTGCTCATCGCTCGAGAGCGCCGGGATGTGCCCGAGCTCGACGCCCTTGGGGTTCAGGCTCGCGGTCGTGGCCGTGACGATCGCCGGCACGTCGTAGTCGCCGGTGCGCGAGCGATACAGCACGATGCGCCCGAGCGTGATCCTCGGGCGGGGCTCCTCCTCCATGTGACCTCCTAACGGCCGTAGGGTCGCCCGTGCCGGTGGCGCCGAGCGGCATGTGCGCCGGTGTGCAACAGCAGGGTGCAGCTCGGTTTGTGGTGCACCGCCCCGAGGCAGTGCGGGCAGGGCGGCTCCGGTGGGCGACGGTGCCGCCGGCGCTGGTTGTGGCGCGAACGGCTGAGGGCCACTGCTGCCCGTTTCCAGCGCCGGCGCATGGCGCGACGCTATGCGAGCGTTCGGACGCCTACTGGATGACGACCGGGGGGGGCGGTTCCCGTTTGCGTTCGCGCTCCTGGGAGACGCGCTGCTGGATCGCCGCGATCGCCACGTTGCGCCCGAACAGGATGTCTGCTTCGTTGGGCGGACTCGCCGGGATATGGTTGGCCGATTCGCAGAGCAGGGTGATCGTTTCGACCGCGTTGGCTTCGTCCACGAGGTTGAAGCTGAAGGTGGTCGGGAAGCCGGCCATCAGTCCTCGGTGAGCGCCTGCTCGACCGCCGCGCGGACGCTGAAGGGCGCCTCGCGCAGCGCTGGACGTACCAGCTCGAGCGCCGCACGCAGGCGGGCGTTCTCGGCCTTCAGGTCCGGTGCCTGGGTCTTGCCGGTGGGGTTCATGCTGCCTCCTAACAGTAGAAGTCGATCGCGTACCAGCCCTCACGGAAGATCACCTGGCCCCATGATTCGTACAGGCCGCCGTTGGCAAGCGAGCGTTGGTAGCCATCCGGGTCAAGCAGCGCTTCGGACAAGCTCTCGTGGTGTTCGGCGGCGTATTTCGGGACGCTGTACTTCGCCGCGTTCGTGACCCATTCGAGGTCTTTGAGGCAGCGTGCGTAGTTAGGGACGGGCGGCTGGTAGCCGCTGCTGTATTCGTCGGCGATGGCGACGCCGCCTAGGCCCAACAGGGCACAAGCCAGACCAGCTATCAACAGGTTCTTCCACATGGTCAATCCTCCCTCTGCCTGAGCACCATCGCGTGCGCGAGCTGCAAGAGGCCGACGAGTTCGTATTGGAACGGACAGGTGGTCCGCACGGCAAGTTCCGGAGGGCGCGTCGGGTGCACGATCTGCACGATCGAGGCGACGGCTCCGATCTCGCTTCCCTCCTCCGCGGAGGACTCGAGGTTCTCCATCTGTTCGGCGATCATGGTGCCGAGCCGCTGCTGGTCCATCACGATCTCCTCCCGGCGAGAAGGAAGGCCGCAATCGCCACGATCGCGAGCCACCCGAGCAGCGCCACCGGCACTCCCGTGACGCGCCAGATCACCAGTCCCGGCAAGCCCATGGAGAGGAGGAACGGGATGTGGTGCGAGAGTCTCATCGCTTCCTCGCAGTGAGGGCGGCATGAGCTACGGCGTTCGGATGAACGATGAACGAGCCATCCCCATCCCCAAGGTCGGCAGTCCCTTTTAGGAACGGCGTCAGCAGCTTCTCGACCCGCTCCACTTCCTCGTCGGAGGGCTTACTGAACTGCAACAGCTCGTGTTCTTCTTTGCCCGCTTTGAGAGCGCCCTCCAAGTCTCGGACCTCCCGCTCCAACTCCTGCACTCGGGCTTCTGCGCTCTCCGCACGTTCTCTCGTTTTTTCAGCCAGTAGTCGCCAAGACTCCTTGTTTGCTTGCAGAAGCGACTCGTCAAGTTGTAGTTCCAACTCCTGCACTCGGCGTTCGGCCTCGATGAGCTTGGCGTCGAACGCATCGGCCCTTGCTTCGGCATTGTGTAGCGCAACCTCGTGCTCAGACGGCGGGTTATTTTTGGCGCTGAACGTCGTCCGCGTGTCGGGGTTAGGGGTCATCACACCCGCCATCCGAGAACGCGTTTGTTGACATCGGGTGCTAGCGCTGGGCTGGCAAGGTGCGGCTCGCACCGCTGGCAATGCGG